TTCCCACTCCGGATCAACGCCCGGTTCCTTGCCGGTGCATCCCTCCGCCGTGATCCATGTTCTACCCGAATGTCCTACCACGTCATTAGGAGCATATTCCGTTTCGCTATCCCATGCGCCGCGCCACTGAATTCCTCCGCCGGGCCCCTGCGGGCCGACAATCCCGGTCAGGATGATCTGAGGGACCTCTTCCGTGATTACCTTGATTACGTCCATCACGTTGTCACCTCGCGCGTTACCGCCGCCACAAACGTGACGTGCCCGTACTGATGTAGACGGCGCTCTCCAGAGTCAGAGATCAAGAACAGGTCATAGACTGCGGTCCTGTCGCGGTGATCCGGACAGATCCCATCGGTATCCTCTGCCGAGATGATCAGATCGTACCGTCCCTTATCCGTGAGTTGGTTCGCAATCTCGATGCCCCCGTTATCCGTTGTCAGTTCTAGGATGACATCTCCTACCGGTGAGGAGCGGATCTGCATTTCCGCGCTCCATCCCGTTAGATCAACTGGGGTCTCGTTCGGCCCGGTCTTCCAGATGAATCCCTGGCGGTAGTCGGCGTTCTCGTACACTGTCAGGTTTATATTCGCTCGCATACCTCACCTCCTATGCCGGGACTCCTGGAAGATTATATCCCGATCTCATGTTGTCCTTGGCCGCCCTCCGCTGCACGCTGCGATAGACCACTTCGCCATCCAGCGTCACGATGTTGTTGATCGTGATGTCCCCCAACGGGTACCGACTGAACCGCTCCAGCGGAATGATGGCCTCAGGCCCCGCTTCTCCGGCTAGTACCATCGTTGGCCGCGGGATGATGCCGCCCTTCGCCGCGGCTGGAGCGCTGGCCCAAACAGATCTGGCTTGTGCATCCGTGAGTACACCTAGAACGCTATTATAGAACATCTGTTTTGAGGCCGTGAAGATTGTGCCGATCCCAGGAACATAGATCCCCTTTGTCCCGTCGCCCCTGGAGAAGCCAGCGGCCCAAAGCTCTTCGCGCGAGAGCCATGATACGTTCTGTGGAGCCTTAGATGTCGTGCCGCCGCTGGAACCGCCGGAAGATCCGCTTGAGCCGCCGGAACTGCTTCCCGCGCCGCCGGACGATCCACTTGAGCTACTGGATGCACTACTGGACGTCCCTGAGCTTCCAGATCCCATCTTTGGCAGCTTCACTAGCCCGAACGTTACGAAGCTTACTATATCACAGATCGCATTCCAAGCCCACGTGATAACATCTACGACGCCCTTCAGAACGTTTGCGACTAGGAGTAATCCATCACTGAACAGCTTGAATACAGGCCGCAACGGGTCCAGTAGCCCGGCTATAGACGCCAGAAGTCCTCCGATCGTGTCCATCCATCTGATGTCCCAGTCCATCTTGCTAATGAACCCCTCAAGCTTGGCTGGGATACTGTCAATCCATCGGATTATGATCCGCTCTATCTCTGGCCATCTATCCTGAATTGTCTTCAGTAGCTGCTCGAATAGCGGCCCGAGTTGCTGGAGAACCCGTTCGGCGTGTGGCCATAGGTTGCGCAGTGACTGTGCAATCAGGTCAAGCATCGGTTGCAGGTGGCTAACTACCGCATTCCATACGTCCTCAAGCGCCTTCTGAATCGCCGGGAATACGTTCGAACGCAGGAACGGGTCTACCTGTGTCCGCCACCACTCTAGCAACGCGCCGAATATCTCGCGCAGGTCCTTGGCGAACGTGTCCCTCATCCATATCGCCACGCTGTCAACCATCGCCGCGAACGTTGAAAGGACCGAGATCCCAAGATTCACAGCCGGGATTAGGTTCTCCTTCACAATTGTCCACAGCGCCGCCAGGACGTTGGCAACCGAATCGGCCAGTTTCACGATGGCCGGCCATTGTTGCCGCAGCATCCCGAAGACGTCTTGGACAAGGAATGGGATCAGGTCATCGGCGAGGAATCGCCACAACCGCTCCATCCACTTGCCAAGTTCTACGAACACCTGGCTCCGTAGGAATGGATCTACGTCATTCTTCCACCATTCTAGCAATGAATCCAGAATGGCCTTCAGGTCCGCTGCAAACGTGTTAGCAATCCACGCGGATATGCCGTCTAGGGCCGAGGAGAACGTGTCTGTTACTGCGACGGCGAGCCGCAATCCTGGAATCAAGGCCTGGTGCACTACTTCCCATAGCGCTCCGAACACTCCGCCGACACGTTCCACTATTGTGGCCACGGTCGGCCATGCCTCGACAATGAATGCGAACATGTCATCTCTCAGGTAGGGGATGATCTCGTCTCGTAGCAGTTCATACAGCGCCACAAACCACTGGCCGAGCTTCGGGAACACCTGGCTCTTCAGGAACGGATCAACCTCGGCCTTCCACCATACCGCGAATCCGTCAAAGAAGGCTTGCAAGTCTGGAAGGAGCGTCTCAAGCATCCAGTCGGCGATCGGTTGCAGCATATCTACTAGCGTCTGGATCACTGCGAGGAATGCCGTGATGACCGACGGCGCGATTGCCTGCCATAGGTCCTCCAACGCCTGAATGAACTGGCGGATGGGTTCCAAGATGGCCTCAATAGCATCCTGGAACTTCTCGACAATGCCTCGCAACCACGCAGGCAGCTTGTCCTGGGTTGTCTCGCCGGACAGCGGCGGTTCCCCCGGCGTGGCGGCTTTATACTCCGCGCGCTCAACCTTCCAGCCTGATGGAACGTTCAGCGAGCCTTGGTAGATCTGCTCCTCGGCTTCTCCGAACAGCCCTGCGATCTGATGCAGCACCGCCGCGATAGGCCACAGGAAGCCAAGGAGGAGAGACAGGAAGCCCTTTTGAACCGCGGCCAGGTCTGCCTGGATCATGGCCATCTGTTCGGTCTGTCTAACAATGCCGGATAGCGTGTCGCCGAAGCGGATCAGCACTGAAACGACTGTCGTTCCTACCCTCTGGAGATTACTTCCTAGCCAGTTGGCAGCATCTCTGACCCTATTGAACGCCGCCTCGGTCCACCCGGCGACCGTATTGAACGCATCCCGCACGATCTGCGCCCCATCCTCCAGCGCACGTGTTAGCTCATCTACCGTATCGGTGATACTCTGGCTGGCATCGGATAGTCCCTGTTTCAGAAGGTTGTACGCTCCAAACGCGACTCGTGCCCAATTTCCGGTAGCAAGTCCTCCGCCGACGTCCTTGATCGAACCGGCGTATGACCCGAATACGTCTCCGGCGATCGTATCGGCAAGCTGGTTCACATAGCGGGCATCAAGAGCAGAGAGGAAGTCATGCACCCTGGTGCGGGTATCCTTCGAGAGGATCGTGAACGTATGCCCAAGTACCGTGATCTTTTCTGGGATCGCCTCTAGTGCGGCGTTGAACATGACTCCCCAGTCCCCGGCGTCCTTCAGCCAATCCTGCCATCGGATAAGCTCCGGCGTCGTACCAAGGACCTCGGCCCGGAATTCCACGAGCGCATTCTCGGCCTGGGTAGTATCCATCCCCAGAATCTCCAGCTTGCGGATCTCATCCTCTAGCACGCGGATGGCGGCATCGTATTCATTGAGCAAGACCTCCGTGCTGACCTTGGCCGCACGGCTTGTGGTTCCGATCTCAGCGAACGGGACCTGGTTGATTGTCCTGATCATTGGACTGTTATACGCCGCCGTGGTCTGAATGCTCCCGGTGGCGTTCATCACGGCCTGTGCCAAGGCCGCGTTCTGTACAGATGCCGTCTCTACAGTGGCCGTCAGGGTCTCTACAGCGGCATCCACCTGTTCTACCGCTTCGGCTACGCTCTCGACCTCCTCATCGAACTGGGGCCCGCCAGCCTCCTCCCAGGCCACGATCTGAGCCCAGTTACGCTCGCCGATACCCGACGGGATGATCGTCTCGCCCTCGTGAACGTAAACAAGGCCATCTTCCTCGACAACGCCGCCATGCTGGTACCCAGGAACGCGCCGGCATACGCCACCAACGCACGTCGTAGATGCTGCGGCCTGTGCAGACTGGCCGAGATCACGGATCGCTTGCGTTGTGGTCACTACATTCTGTGAGAAGTCCTGTAGGGAGCCGCCTGATTCCTTGACCCAGGCTGTGAATTCCTGGCTTGGAACATACCCTCCAGCGGTCATCTCGCCGTAGATCCGCTCCAGATTCTCCTGGCTAGTCCATGCCGGCTGGGTCCATCCCGCTAGCGGCTGGCCGACGGCCCCGGCCACGGCGTCGCGCATCGCCTTCGCCAGCTCTCCGACGTACTCGCCGGTGGAACCAGTCAGACCGGCTTCGCGTATCCTACGCCCGACCTCTCTTGGATCCTCGTAGATAAGTTCCCTCAGTTGCCGCCGGAACGCATCCAGCGGATCGAACAGCGCCACAATCGCGTCCAGGGTTTGCTGGAACTTCTCCGCCGGGTATCCGAGCGTGTCCAGCCATTCGATCGCTTCCTCTAATCCGGAAACGAGTTCACGATACTTGCCGGACATGGCGCCCAGCTCCTCAATGTTGAGCCGGTCAAGCATCCCCATGAGTTGCGCGAGTTGGAACGCCGCCTTGGCCGGGTCGGCAATTGAGATGTCCCGGATCATCTCCGCGAGGGTTTGTGTCTCCTCCGCAAGCGCATTGCACGCAGCCGACGCCGAGGAGCACCCGCCACTAAGCCCATCCATCTGCTCGGTGGCCGACTTTGTCGCCTCCTCTAGACTGAAGCTTCCGAGTTCAAAGTCGTTCACAAACGAAGCGGCAGCTTCAGCCGCAGCGTCTATTGCTGATGTCGCGTCATCAACCTCGCGGCCAAACGATCGCAGCGCATTGATCCATCCCTGAGCGGCTGGGACGTCGTAGGCGGCCCCTCCAGTAATCCACCAGTCCTCTAGCCACTGCGCGGCCTGGTCTGTCCACTTGGTGGCTTGACCGCCCGCCTGTAATGCCCTCCCCCGCTTCCATATCGTTTCGATCAGTGAGCGCAGCCAGGGAATCCGCATCATCCAGTTCGGCACTACGAATTCTCCCGGCTCTAGCATGGCCGGCACGATGTCGCCTGAACCATGTCCTGGGACTACGCCGCCAGTTTGATATGGTTGAATGGCGCCAGGTGGCAGGACTAACTCCGGCAGCGACGGCGCCGTCAATGACATGGAAGCACCGGATAGCGCCGACTGGAAGGCCGCTTGTAGCTCGGAACTGAATTGCGCTGCTGCCGCCGAGATTGCCAATGATGCGTCAATCTGCAACCCGCTAACCTGTAGCCGCAGGGAGTTGATCGTCTTCTCTAGCTCATCGCCGTATGCCTCGCCAGCATCCCTGGCCGACGTGGGGATCATCAGCTCCTCTGGCGTGAACCCGTACAACTCGGCGAGCGCATCGCGGATTGCCTGACTTGCGTTAGGATCTGCTATCTGATCCTGGACCGCCGTCAGGTAAGTCAGGATGATCTTATCGGCTTGATCGGGAACGGTCTCGCGGACCGTGGCGAACATCTCATCGTGAACCTCTACGAAAGCGTCAATCGCTTCTTGGAAGTTCCCCTCGTTGTACGCCTTCTCCAGTTCCTCCCCAAGCGCCCGCGCATTCATCTTGCTCATCTCTGGAGGAGCCATGGTGGTCGGGAATACACCGAAGGTTTCCCACATCTTCTTCGCTTCCTCCGCGAGCGGGATGGCCTCACGCGCCTGGCCTTCCTTGCTCAATCCCATAACACCGAGGAAGGCAAGGACTACGGGGTTCGCCATAAAGGCCGCGATGGCCGCGGTCAGACTGGCTATTCCGGCGGAGATGCCGGCAATGGCTGCGACTACCCCGCTTGCCCAGCTGACAACCTTTATTCCCACCAGGAGCGTGAATGCGCCTACTAGCGCCTCGACCGTCGGCGTGGCGTCCTCAATCCCGAACAGCGCAAGGATGAACTCGCCGATCGGCGACAGGAGGCTCACCAATGCCTCGTAGAGCTTCGTGACCTTCTCTCGAATGCCGTACAGGTTGACGTCCCATGCGATGTACATCGCCAGCGCCGCTGCGGTTAGCCACACGATCGGCGATGATAACAACGCAAATGCCTTGCCTAATAGCGCGATCCCAGCCACGAGCCCGATCATCTTCAGGGCGTGCTTGATGAAGAACTGTATGCCTTCTGAATTCTTCTGCATCCATTCTGCCATGGACTTCACTGCTGGCACGATACGGTTGAGTATCTGGAGGACTACCGGCAGGATGATCTCGCCGAGAGCGATCAGAAGCTCATTCCATTGCGCGGATACCTTGTTGAGTTGGAACTGGTAACTCCCGGTTATCTTCTCTAGAACCTGCGCATAATTGTCTCCGGCTTCCTGTATATCCCTGAAGACTTGCGCCGTTTCCCCGCTCGCTGCGTTCGCCGCCTCCGCCGCTGCCGCGTATGTCCTGGAAGAGAACCCTAGCTGCTCTAGATCCATCCCAGCGGCCTTCGCTGCCGCCTGAACAAAGGCCAGGGACTTCCCAAGTCCAAGCTGTTCGATCATCGCCCGCCCAGAAGTGAAGCCGAGCTTCTGAATGATCTTGCCAAGATCGCCTGAGCCTGTGGCGAGAGTGGTGATCGTTGTCCGCAATCCGGCTGCCGCGGTACCGGCATCTCCCATGGTCTGTGACATGACCGTCAGCAATGCGATCGTTTCGTCTAAGCTGACGTTCATCCCGTAAGCCACGGGTCCTACCATGGCCACTGCGGTGGCGATCTCCTCTATGGGCCGTTTCGTTGCAACGAGCTTCGCGGCCAGTTCCTCCGCCTGATCTCCGGACATGCGGAAGGCGGACATAATGTTCTCAAGAGAATCGGCAGCTTTTTCGATCCCGAGATTGTCGAAAGTTCCAAGCCGCGCTGCGGCTCTGTAGATCTTCATCGCCTCGGTCGCACTGTTACCGGATTGGACGATCTTGTCGAATGCCCGGACGCCAGCGCTGGACATATGACCGTACTCAATGGCGATATCGGCAATCTCGTTTGCCAAC